TTTATAATATCTTCATCACTTATTACATCCCATAATATTTTAACATTGTCCTTATTTAAAAAATTTGTTATCATTAATATAAATTATATAAAAATCTATTTATATAATTTTACGCAGTTTAAATCAAAATATATAAGATATAATATTATAATGAATCATTAAAATAAACCTTTCTAAATTTTTGCATATATTCATCCTTTAATATATGAGTTTTTAAATAATGTTCCGTCATTTTATCTTCAAGCATATGAACAATAAAAAATAATGAATATATTCCACATTCTGTATTCCCATATTGATGCTCTATACCTTTGTTACTATCAAATTTAAACACTATTTTGGGTTTTAATGCCATTCCTTGTTCTTTTATTCTATTAACTAAAGCCATTATCTCCTTTGTAGGCTTATCTCCAGTACTATCAAAGAAAAAGATATGTTTCTTTTTAATATTAATAAACATGGATATCCAATGTTGACCTGGCTTATCATGAGGGTCGGTGTTAAATATAATACCAATTTTTGTCTTACCTTTTTTAATTTGTTCCGCTAAATTAAAATTACATAATTCTTCCCAAACGCATTCACCATACATTTTTCTTGTATCAAAATCAATCGGTGTTGGACCTATAAAATCAAAACATTTATATGCTTTCTCATATTGCTTCATTACTTTCATTATATCAACACTTGACAACCACTCATTTGGATTTTTCTTCCATTCATCTGGTGATTCGGGAGCAAAAGAATCACTCATTTCACTGCTTACTGGACCAAATTCTTTTTTTTGTTTTATCCAACATGACTCTTTATTACATACACTACTTAAATATTCTGTTAGTTTTCTATGTATATCTTTTGCATTATTTGTATTTATTTTAACATCAGGATGTCTCGCATTCCATAAATCACGCAGCTTATATAATGATTTATCGGTATAACAAGTAAAATCATTCATTTCCTTTTTTTCTTTAGGACTACAGTTAACATGTTGTAATTTTTTTTGCCTAGAAGAACCAACTTGTTTATTTCTCCTAGACTTATTTACTTTAACTCTATTTTTCTTTTTTGTTAATATCCTCTTTGTTATCTTTTTTTGAGTTATTGATTTCATCATATTTATTAGTGATATTTTTCTTTTTATTTATACCTTTTAATTTTAATTCTGGGTCATTTAAATTAATTTCTTTTTGTTTTGGCATTATTATTTGCTCTTCAACCTTTGTAGTCTTTCTTTTTACAAATTTATCTAAAGGAGGTGTTATAATTTTAATTGAACGCATTAAAAGTTTGTTGGCTTCCTCTTCTGTTTTTATATTATCATCATTTAATTCTAGAATATTACTTATATCAGGTTCCTCATATAAGTTTTTATATTCTTCTTGATTTAAATCATTATTATCAATTGTTTTAAAATAATGAATACATGAATGAATAAAATTATCGTATGCGTATTTTACATCTGGCAATAAATCTTCAGGTTCTTCTTTTGTTATCAATAATTCTTTAAATAAATTATAAATTCTTTTTTTATAAAACTTTCTCTCTTCTTTATTAATTGATTTTGATTTTTGATTTTTTACATGTTTATTAAACATTTCTTTATTTAATAAACAATCTAAAGTTACTTGATTTATAAAGGCATCTGACATTTATTTTATATATGTAATATTATTATATATATAATTTTTATACATATTATACTTTTAACACTTTTGTTTTGTCATATCTCTCACTTGTACTCTAGTAGAATTAAAAAACATATCATTACCTACTATTTTTGTATCTGGATTAGGATTAAATGATTTAAAGTTTTCTTTTTGAAATAATAATGAATGTGATTGATATGATGTATTTGGAGTAAAACTATAATTATATAAGTCACTATTGCTTGATGGAACATATACTGCTTGACTACATTTTTGTAAAGCATATATTTGATTTCTTAATTCAGATTCAAGATTGATTTTTGAAGCAAAACCTGACCATGGAGATTCGGTATTACCTGGATTAAATACAGTATGAGGACTAAATGTTGGCTGAACTATTAATGGTACACTTGTAGCCTTTCTTGGGTCAACAATCGGTAAATAGGAATATTTTGTCATCACAGGTCTTACATCTAAATAAGGTTGTAGCATTTGGGATGGAATATTTCTATCATATATTCTTGTATTCGTTTGTTGTTGTATTTTGGACACACTTTCTTGTTTTTGATTACAGTTATTCATTTTATATAATGAATATATATTTTTTATATTTAACTTTTGTATATTAACCTAATTTAATTATTTTGTAAACTAGTATAAAGATTTTTGACTATATTATTATATCATTCATGTGTGGAATTTTTGCGATTTTAAATAATAAGGCGCCATTACAAATAATTGATGATAGTTTTATAAAAGGAAAAAATCGTGGTCCTGAATTTTCTAAATTAGAACATTCTTTTCTTAAAATGATATTAGGGTTTCATAGATTAGCTATTAATGGTTTAAATGATGAATCAAATCAACCATTAATTATTGATAATATTGTTTTAATTTGTAATGGAGAAATTTATAATTATAAAGATTTGTATAAAATTATGGGAGTTGAGCCTAGAACCGGTTCTGATTGTGAAGTTATTATTCATTTATATCTTAAATATGGTATTCAACAAACTCTTAATATGCTAGATGGAGTTTTTGCTTTTGTTCTTTATGATGCTTCAAATAATCATGTATATATTGCTAGAGACCCGTTAGGTGTAAGACCATTATATCAAATAATTGATGTTGCAAACTCTAGAGCAACAAAAATGTTTGGATTTGCTTCAGAGCTTAAATGTTTAAGTGAACTTTATAATTTAGATAAACTATCATATGTTATTGAACAATTTAAACCTGGTACTTATAGTATGTTTAATTATTCTGCTTCATATATATCTTCTTGGGAACCAACAATATACAAAAATACAGCTTATTTTATTCCCAATTTTTCTCATAGTTTATTACTAGATGACGTGTATTTTAAAATATCTAATTTACTAAATTCAGCAGTTATTAAACGTTGCTTAACAACAGAAAGACCTATTGCATGTTTACTATCTGGAGGCCTAGATAGTAGTCTAATCGCTGCTCTTGTTAATAATTTTTATAATATTCATAACATACCAAATAAATTGGAAACATATAGTATTGGACTACAAGGTTCTGAAGACCTAAAGTATGCTAGAATTGTTGCCAATTATTTGTGTACAAATCATACCGAAATTATTGTTACTGAAGAAGACATGTTTAATGCTATTCCAGAAGTAATTTATAATATTGAAAGCTATGATACTACTACCGTTAGAGCTAGTATTGGTAATTATTTGTTAGGAAAATATATTCGCAAAAATAGTGAAGCAAAGGTAATTTTTAATGGTGATGGGTCAGATGAACTACTTGGAGGTTACCTTTACATGAATAAATGTCCTGATGATATTGAGTTTGACAAAGAAACTAGACGGTTATTAAATGATATACATTTATTTGATGTTTTGCGTTCAGATAAATCCATTTCTTCACATGGGCTTGAACCTAGAACACCATTTTTAGACAGAAGTTTTGTAAATTATATTTTGTCAATTCCTCCTTATTTTAGAAATCATAAAAATTATAAACAATGTGAAAAATATATTCTTCGTCAAAGCTTTACTATAACTAATTTTGAAAATTATGAGTCAAAACCTATACTACCAGATGAAATTCTTTGGAGAAAGAAAGAAGCATTTAGTGATGGTGTTAGCTCTCATGGGCGCTCATTATTTCAAATATTACAAGAGCAAATAGCATCACAATTGAATGTTATAGAAAATACAACTAATTATACTCCTTGTATTGAAACAGAAAAATACTATTACAAGAAAGTATTTGATGAGGCTTATCCGAATTGTTCCCATATTTTGCCTTATTTTTGGATGCCAAAATATACTAATGCCACTGACCCTAGTGCCCGTACTTTAACCTTTTATTCTGAAACTAAAAATGATAATTAAATTTAATTTTTTTTACTTACATAAAATAAATATATATATATTTATTATATGTTATCATCTCAAAAACTCTATGCTTTTCAAGAACGTGCGTTTGATGTAGTTTTTATAATATTATATTTATTAATTGTTATT